CAAAGTTCTTTGTGAGTCCATAGCTTTGGAATGGAGCACGATCAAGAACACGAAATACATCATAATTGTCGAATATATTGTAATCACCAACATCTCCTTCATAGTCGAGAAGTTGGGTCCACGCTAGTTGTTCATCTTCTTGAAAGAATTTATGAAGAGTATCACTTCCAACAACACGATCATGAAATATTCGTGCACTTCTAAGTGCGATAAAGCGTCTTGCAGGTTCAGGTAAGTCTTCAAAAATAAGCAGTTTAACAGTATCAACTTTTACATTAGTTGTAAAGACATCTGTGTTATTCTGGCGATCCCATAATCTTCGACCTCGTTCAACAATATCTTCGGTTGAAGTACGAGTTCTTGAAGTTGTATCAATTCTTAGTACTGAAGGATCAAGTACTATTTTAGAGTTGATTCCGGGTGTAAGTGTAACATCTAGATCAGTATTAAATATCCATCCTCTTGATTGTACTGATCTTGATACATTCAAAAGAATTTGTTGAGCAATAGAGGCATCTGAAAGTCCTGCAAGATTATCCTTCGATTGTACAGGTTGCTCACCAATAGTGGTCAACATTGTATTGATAGCTTCTAACTCTGTTGTTGGACTAAGACTCATATAAGATTTATCTATTGTTGTTAAAAAAAAGGGGAACTCTAGTTCAAGAGTTCCCCATCATCATTGATCTGTTACAGACCTTGGATCAAAGCTACCGCACAAGCGGGACGCAAGATGTTATGACCCATTGCGTACTTAGCAACCATAAGGGTTCCCTGACGATTGATCTGATATTCTGATTCAACAGACATATCCATCAATTTCGCCGTAGCAACAGCATCTTGAGTCATCACAAGACCAATAACACGATTTGCCACCGCAGAAACACGAGCAGTGGTTCTGTTTGCTCCAGAAACTGCAAGGTTGTTAATCACGTTGGTGGTCCAAGCAGCATGGTTGTCGCTTGGCGTATCGTACTGAGTAGTACGTCCTGAACCAACACTAGATGCAAGAGGTTGTTCGCCACCCCAAGTTGCAACACCAGTCTTATGTTCACCGACATTTGCAGCAATAGTCCAAAGAGAACTATTCCAAGCCGAGTCATCGGCAGTTGTAGCGTAGCTACCCAAGTGGTTAGTTACATAAACCGGCATTCCAAGAATGTTTGGAACAACACCTGCAACTGCACTTCCACCGCCACCAATGTCACGGTTAAAGATTGCAAGACTAGACAACGGAGTCGTTGAACTAATCTTAAACATATCATAGTAACTATCGGTTGACAGTACTACAAATGGATCACCCGGAACATTAGCATTATCAAGAATGCGCTTTGCATCCATGATTGCTTGTGACAACTTTTGGGGATCACGTGCATACGCTATATCCGAAGTTGCACCTGACCGTTCTCCAACCACAACATTTTGTGTGAAGTCTTCATCATCAAAGGCCGTATACGGTCCTTGAATCATAGTAGCACCAGTAGCTAGTGCGGCCATTGCAGCACTTTCAGTGAGCGCGGCTTTAATTGCCATCCTCAAGATGTTTTGGTCTGCAACTTTTGAAAGTCCAAACCCTGCTTCCTGAGTGTACACAGAACGAATGTCGAAGTGTGACATTGCTTCATCAATGTTCGGAATAAATTGAGCATTGATTAAGAGATCGTCAATAGAAACAATACGTTCTCCGTGCTTTGCAGCGGTCGGTATGATTTCTTTACCGGGAGTATGATAACCAGCATCACGGTACTTACCTGTCATCGGAAATTGAGCAGATTTCCCTTTTGAGATAGTACGAACACGATGCAAAGGCATCATAATATTCTTACTCTGGAATGCAGTAAGAACTTCTCCGGCATACAGTTTTAGGAATAACGCACGGGCATCACCCGAAGCATTATTTTGTCCCATTCTATGACCAGTATAATCTACAGCCATTTGTTTTTCCTTATTTAAAAGTGAATGTTATTTTCTTAAAAGAGAATAATATCAGTCTCAAACAAGTTATCCCACGCATAGGGCTACGTTCTACTTGATGTTCTCTTCTTCCTAAAATAAAGCTGAATTATTCAACTTATTTTCTACTGTTCTCCTGAATGCAGGATCAGCAGCATATCGTGGATCACCCATTGCACTCGTTAGTTGTGCAAGTGATTCATATTTTGGTAGTTCGCTAGAAGCACGTTCTCCTTGATAGAGTGTTGGTG